GGTTGCTGCCACCTGGCTGCAGGATGACGCCGGGTCGGAACACCGGATTGACCTTGAAGCCGAAGTTGTTGCCGATGAAGCTGTGTACCCCAAATGTCGTCTGATTAGACGGGGTGCTGACGAAGCAAAAATCAGAACCAAAGTCGTCATCAACGCCGCGGACCTGGAATACGTCCGTGCCACCGTCGTTTTCGGCGTTGCCTACGTCATTTGCAGGAAGCTGACCCGCGATGTGATCGTCTGCGGTAAGGCGCCCTCCGTCAGGGCGGTAATAAATAGAGATGCGGCCGTGGTCCGTAATCGCCAGGTCATAGTTGTTAATTAAGTTGTTGCCGATGGCGAATTGCGTAGGGTCGAGCTCCGCAACGCTGCCTTCGCTAACCAAGAACATGGCCCGAAGCAGCTGGCCACCGCCAACGCTGTAAATCTGACTCCACAGCAGATTGGTGTTGACGCGGAAGCCGCCATAGCTCACGCCATCAATAGTCTGGCGGTTGGCATAGACGATCGGAACGACACTGCCCAGCTCAACAACGTTTTGAACAGAGTCAAAGCCGGCCTTCGGTGTGTAGCGCGCACCATTGACGATGTTCTGGCCCTGGACCGTGTTGGTCGTGACGTTCGCTTGCTGCGGCGTCTTGGGCTTGGGCATCAGCAGCGTTGCCCCGTAGCTCAGGGCAGCGCCGATGATCAAATAGACGATTAGAGCGTCAATGCCAATGTTGACGATCGTGCCGGGTTGAATCTTGCTGTGCCGCTTCAGTTCGCGGACAAACTGCCGATACTCGCTCTCACTTAGACCGGTGATCTCCATGATCTCCCGGTCCTGAGGCAGCAGGACAATATGCTCGGCACCCTTAGGAGAAAGAGTCATCGCAGTGATATTTCTCCAGTAGTGGGCAGCGAGCCAACCAGTTGCTGGGTGAGTGAACGCCGTGGGGCGTGCTCACGAACCGCATCCAGGGGGCTACCTAATCGTACTGAGAGCCTTGAACTGTCATGTTCTAAACCGGTCACTGCGTAAAGCTCTTCGCTGTACGTGTCGCCCTCGGTAAGCGTGTCAGGGTCAAGCCAAACCGTGCGTAGCTTGATTAGCCAGCGATCAACGACAGCCTGGTTATAGACAGCCAGGCTCAATTGATTCAGCGCAACGACGAGGCTGGCACTGATGTTGCCGCCTTCAAGATCAAGCGTGCCACCGCTAAAGCCAAAGCCTGAAAAGGTGTAGGTCTGGCCGTTATAGGTGCGAGTGTCGCCTTTGAAGAAGTTTTGGAAGCGATAGCCGGTGTCGCTTCCGTTGGCGTTGAGAAGGCGGATGTATGTCCCGATGGCAATTGTCATCAGCGCATACCCAAGGAGGAACGAGTGGAAGGCTTGTTGCGCATGTCGGCGAAGACTTGAGCGCGGGCCTGTTTGGCGCTGGCGGCAGTGGCCTGAGCGACCTGGTCCATCGTCGCGTATTCGACGTTATTGATCACCTGAGTCTGGATCAACATTGAGCCGCCGGCACCCGTGAGCATGGTCTGGCGCTCGCGCTCTTGACTGCGCTCTCGGACGTAGCTGCTGCTCATTGCCAGAGCATCGGCGTTTTCGTCAAAGGCTTCGGCGGAGGAGCTGCGATTAGCAGCGCCCTTGGCCATTGCGGCGTTGGCGTCAGCAAAGTAGGCCGAGACGCCCAAGCGGCCGTCGTTGCCCCGCTTGAGGGGAATGATCGCTTCTGGGCCAGCCTCACCCATCAGGCCAAAACGACCGGTGCCGCCCTCGGCATAGGTGAACATGGTCGGCTTGTTGACCACGCCGCCCATGGCGTATTTCTTAACGCCTTTGTTAAAGGCGGCGCCTTGAGCTCCAGCCAAGTTCAAACCTGGGGCGAACGAGTCTGGATTAAAGGAAACACCGCTTGCATCAAAGCTTTGAGTACCGCCGCCACTGGTGCTCGGACCACCCAGCGCCTTGATTACCGCCTGAATAGTGGCGATGGCAATCATCTGGGTGATGACCTTGGCGGCGTACTCAACGAAGTACTGGCCCAGGTTCTTGAGGAACTGAGCCATGGCCTGCTGGGCAGTCTGGGAGCCGGTGACAATGTTGCTGAAGGCTTGGCTGATGCTTTCGCCGAACGCCATTGCGGCGCCCTTGAGCTGGTTTAGCGGCTTAGTCATTTCCTCCAGCTCATCCTTCATGCGCTTCACTTCGGTCTCGCCCGCCTCCTGGAAAGTCGGATCAATTTCGCGGCGATACAGATCTGCAAGTTCAGCACGCTTGCCTGCAAACTCGGGGCCTTTGTACTTCTCCTCAAGGCGAGCTTTTTCACGAGCAATTTCAAACTGCTTGTACTCTTCCTCGGAAATAAGACCAAGCTTGTACTTGCGGTCCTCCAGCTCTTTGTTTATGTCTTGTGTCAGAGATTGATGCTCTTCTGCAATCTTGAGCATCCCATCCATCTCGCCCGCAATAGCCATAGTCAGCTTGTGACGGGCGTCTTCAATCATGTTTTGGCGCTTGTTGAGATCTTTGGTCTCAAGCTTTGCCATGTAAACGTCTAAGTTGTATTGAGCTTCTAAAGCCGAGACCTTTGTGCCTTCCTCCTTCTGACGACGAAGCTCTTGGCGAAGGCGCAGCTCTTCCATGAGCATGGGACGAGCCTCTTTGCCTTTGCCGTCTTTTCCGTCCGGCGTGATGCCTGGGAACGTCGTCCTGCTGTACCTACGGAAACGCGCCTGATCCGCATCCGGGTCCCCAGTAAGAGGAAGAGGACCGACAAATCCCTTGCCCTTCTTGGCGTAGGCCTGAACTTCCATGGCCTCGTTAAGTTCTTGTATTTGCCCCTTCAAAACAGCAATTTGCTGGCTTAGCCGCAGCGCACCCTGACCGGTAACGGCGTTTTCTAAACGCTCTTGATAATCCTCAAGCGTGTCATTTAGCTTGGCGAGTTCTTCCCTCGCCTCCTTCATTGGCTGGTCGCCGTTTGCAACCTCCTCTACAAATTTGCTATGACCAAACGCCGCGTTGTACAGACCAATTGTTAGAGCAGCAAAGCCACCAATAAGCAGCGCGACACCGCCGGTTGCCAAGGCTGACGCTGCAATCCCAGCTCCCGTGATAGACGCGGTAAGTCCACCCATTGCCATAGAAGCAACGGCGGCAACGCCACCCAGGCTCTTAACTACAGCTACAACCTTGATAAGCCCGGCTGTGGACGCAACAACAGCTGCGACCGCGGCTAACTCTTCAAAGTTCCTGACTAAAAATGCCAGGACATCCAGCAGACCTGCAAAGACCTGTGAAAGCGTCTTGGCAATAGCAATAATTTCGGCCTGGTTTTGAACCAAAAAGTCTGCAATCGCTGTCTGTAGCTCCGCACCAATCGGCTGCAGCGCCTTGCCAATTTCCAGTCGAGCCTGATCAAATGCGACTTTCGCTTTCGCCCCAGCATCGGCAGTGCTGTCTGCTATCTGTTTTGCTAGGTCTGTGTATTCAACGCCCAGCGCTTGGGCGAACTTCATCAGCTCGTTCAAGCCGACAGTGCCGGCTTTGAGGTCGTCCTGCAGTTGGATCATGGCGTCGTGGCCATCGCCATACACCGCTTTTGCAAACAGCGTCACAGCACCAGGCAAGCGCTCGCCTAGCTGACCAGAGAGTTCCTCGGCGCTGACCTTGCCCTTAGAGAAAACCTGAACCATCGCTGTGATGGCTGAATTCACGTCATCAGCCGAACCACCCGTTGCCTTGACTGCGGCAGTGACATTACGGAAAACAAGCTCAGCATCGCCGACATTTCCGCCAGCGCCCAAAACGGCCGCACTCAAGCGAGTGATATTTCGTGTCGATTGGTCAATTGGGATATTGAAATCTGTGGTGGCTTTACGGGCAGTTTCCAGTGAATAGATGTAAGCGTCTTGCGTTTTGGTTACGCCCTCAAGTGCAATCTGCAGCTTCTCGATTTCCGCTGCGTAGGAAGCAAACTCACCAAGGCCTTGGCGTGCCATGGAGGCAGTTGCGCCAGCTCCAGCCCCCAACGGGCCTGCTACCAGTCCGCCAATAGCTGCTTCAGGACCACCGAAAATCGCGCCGGCAGCAGCTGCACCTAGGTTCCCCTTAATGCGTGTAGATAGTTTTTGCTTTTTCGTAAGACGATCCAGTCTGCGTTCGACGCGATCAATCTGTCGACCGACCTCTCTGTATTCACGGCTAGCTGGGTTGAGTGTGGCACTGAGACTGACCCAGGCACTCCGCTGCGCCTGAAGGCTTGTAATGCTGCCATTTGACGCGATAGACGCGGCCCGAATGTCATCGGCGACTTCCCGGTAGCCTTTACCCATCCGCTCAATATCAGCAGTAATACCGGACATACCGATCTGTCCAATCTGCTGATACAGGCCGCTAATTTCCCGCATGGGACGCTCGACGGGCAGTGGCCGTCGGCCAGCAACCGTTCCACGGGCGATCATTGCCCCGGTTACAGGATCTCTGTACCCGCCAGCGCCGGGAGCTTTTGTACCTTGAGTTGCGTAGTACTCCTGAATTCCCGCTAATTTTTCGGCTCTACGGATTGCAGCATTTTCTTGCCGCTCCAGTTGTTGGTACACCGAAGAAGTGCCACCAAGCGCCTCATTTAGTTCCTGCTGTACTTGCGTCAGTTCACGTTGCGCTGAGCGAAGTTGATCGCTGTTTAATTCAAGGTTGTCAACCTCAAAATTAAGCTCGCTCATTCGCTGGCGAAGACCAGCAACCGTGCTGGGAAGCTCTACAGCGGTAGCCCTAGTTGGCATGGGGCGAGCTGCCGCCCCAGCCGCCGCGGCCGCCTGTTGACGACCGCCGATAAATGACTGCCTACGCTCGTACGCAGTAATACCAGTGAGAACATCTAAATACTCTCTGCTGTCAATGGCTAGGCCTTGTAGCTCTGTTCGTCGAGCCTGGATTGCGGTAGCAAATGCATCGGGTTTGTATCCAGGGACCTGAAAACTGCCAAGATTACGCTTTACTGTTGTAACTGTTCCATCTAACTTTCCTAGTTGCTCGTTGAGCTTGTTAATGTCTTCAGTCAGTCTCTTGTAGGTGCCGCTATTTACAGTCGACTGCTGTTGAAGACCTTTTAGTGCCTCAATTTGACCCTTGATTGAAGCAATAGTTACCCGACTAGAGGAGCCAAAAGACAAGGTCTCTTGTCTTAACTGCTCAATAGCCTTATTACTTACGCCAATAGTTCGATCAAGCGTGCGAAAGGAGCTCTTGAGCTTTTCAAGCGCCTCCTTGCCTTCGACGTTCAGCTTTAGGAAGATGTCGCTTACCGTCTTAGCCATCGGAGCTCTTCTTGCTGAGTTCGCTTAGTGCTGCGGCTTCCATAATGCGGAGGCCCTCAAGCATGTCGCGGCGGTTGTCGACATTGTAGAGGTCAAATAGCCCTCCAGAACTAAGCAGCACCTCATACTTCAAACCCACGTAGCCGGCCATGCTGGTCGTCCACTGGGTCTGCATACGCATGAACATCATCACGATGTCCCAGTTATCGTCCCAAACCTCAAAATCGTCGCTGCTTTCTTTCTTGGGCTTGGGCAGGACAATGCCAAGAGCCTTGGCATCATCCTGCGAGTGATCCTCGACGCGCTTGCCGCCGCCAGCCCAATAGATCGCAGCGTCCTTTAGTTTCCCGACTTGGCGCCTTCAAAGGTGTCGGTGTAAGCCTTGAGCACGCCGCGAATCCAGTAAGGGTCGTCGCTCAACTCACGCAGAGCCTCGATGGAGAAGGGCACGGCCTTGCCGTCCTCGTCGTCGATGCCGTCCCAGCCCACCAGCACAGCCTTGAGCAGGTCAAGTTCGCTCTTCTCGCTGAGCTTCAGGAAATCCTTGCGGCCAACACGTTTGAACGTTGCATCGAAAGTGTTGGTGTCAAAAGTGCCGCCGTCGCTAGGCTCCTCAATACTTACGGGCCACTTGAAGGTTTTGACCTTCTTGCGTACGAACGCCATAAGAAGAAGTAGTAGTTCCGCTTTATCTTACAGGCACAAAAAAGGGCCGCATGAGCGGCCCCGAGGTTGGTGTGATTGAGCGCAGCTTAGGTGAACTGAAGCTCAAATTCATCATTCCCGCTGGTGCTAGGCACGCAGGTATAGGGAATGTTGAACATGGCAATGCCGTCCTGATCTCCATAGGACACGTCGCCGATGTCAACACGGGTGGAAGCGAAGTCCACGATGTTGCCGGCGGTGGTGCCGTGGGTGAAGTCCAGGTTGCCCAGGCTGGTGTCAGTTAGGGCAGCAGCGAAGTAGTCCTTCGAGGCGATGCTCACGGCTTCGATCGTGGTCGAGCCAGTAGCAGCGCGGTCGGTCAGGATGACTTCTTTGTCGCAACCGATCAGTTCGCGGTACACCAGGGTGTTGCCGATGTCGAAGCTGAAGGACTGCAGGCAGCCAGCGAAAGAAAGGAGCTGGAAGCTGCTGGTGTTGCCGTTCTTGAAGATCAGCGGGGTTGCCTGGTTTGCAAAGGTTGCAGAGGGCAGTGCGCTGTCGTCAGGGGCGTTGTAGACGCCGGTGAAGGTGAAGTCGATCGTGGGGATCTCGCCGACGTTGGCGTTGATCACGAACGTGCCACGGCAGCCGGTCACCTTGTGACGCAGACCATCAATGTTGTAGTAGATGGTGACGCTAGAGAAGCTGGAGCTGACGGGGGCGTAGGTGACGCTGGTGCCGGCGTCAATTACCTCAGACAGGCCGCAAGCCTGAAGGGCTTTGCCGTAGGCAGGAGCCGTGCCAGCGGCGCCGGAACCGGTCAGTTCGACGCTGAAGGTGCATTCAACGCGGGTGTTTGCCAGAAGCTGCTCGGAAGCACCGAGGTAGGGGCGAACAACGTCGCGGTTGACAACATCACTCTGCTGAGGGGTGATGTTCAGATCCCTTACGAGAACGGCGTCGGTTCCGGTTGGTGTCGGATCCGTCCCGTACGTCGACTCCGTTTCGATCAGAATTAGGCGTTTCCGCAGGAGCAGAGCCATCGGTGGTTACCTCGAATGGTGTTGGGGGAGACGTGCGCTTGATTAACTTGCGCTCGCCCGTTTCCGGGTCCAGCAGGTAGCTCCCGCCTTCACCACGGTGTTCATCAGTCATGGTAAGTCGAGTGACTTGTTAGGCCCAAGTCTAGATCTGGTGATTTATTGGGTCAGATCAGCAACTTGAGTGCGGTAACGCACGTCGTATTCGCAGAAAATGACGCCCGCCGGTTGATCAGCCTCGAAGAAATTGAATGTGGTTTGTGCGGGCTGTACGTCAATCGCTTCACCGCCCAAAGTCAAGTCCGCCATTAGCTTTGAATGAAGGCTTTGGATCGTCGGGTCAGCCACATTGTCTGGGCTTGTGCCCCTGACAATCACACTGATGCGAACACGAAGCGTCCAATCAAGCGTCGGTAAAGCCGTGTTTTGAACTGGCGTGTCAGTTAATGGCTCGATCACCAAAGCAGGCGACTCTGCCCGTGCAACTGCTTCGACCCGGCTTCGGTAAATCCTGGTGCCGACATTTGTAGTCCCGGCCAACGCTGTCTTGATGGCAGCAAGAATGTCTTCGCGTTTAGTGGCCATTAGGTGTTCGTGCCGAAAGGACCAGGATCTTTGCCACCAGTAGTGATGGCCAAAGCTCTACGGTAAATCAAACAATCAGTCTTCCCTGCGCGTTCCAACGCTTCGCGCACCTTTACCCAATTTTCACGGGTGTGCTTATCCATGTCCGCATTATGGGCATGGATTTAGCAACTGTCTTAATCGCAAGCCATAGAGATTGTCACAGACTCGCCTGAGCCGATTGCTGTGGTGCGTGAACGGACAAATCGAACCACTCGGTTGGGATAGAAGTGAGCGTCAACGCCCGCTTGGGTGTGCGCTTTTGCTTCGTCTAGGGAGAACCAGGTGTCGCCGTCCAGGCTGCCCTCATCCACGACAGTGACGTTGCCGCCTGTTACGTCGTGGACAAAGGTGAAATTGATGCCGCTGACTTCAACGGCATCAGTGGCTGCAACAGTGGTGAGCGTGCCAAGCGTCACGATGTTTTCGCGACGCGAGGCCCAGCTTCCGTAGATCTCAGGCATTAGTAAGTACCGCCGTCGATAGTCACGCCGTCGATCGTGCCACCAGTGATTGACACGTTGTTGGCAGCTTGGGTGGCAATAGTGCCCAGACCCAAGTTAGTGCGTGCGCCTGACGAGCTATTAGAGCCGGTGCCGCCGTCTGCGATTGCAAGTACGCCGGTAATGCTTGAAGCGCCCAGGTCGACAGCAATTTCACCGCTTTCAATGACCAAGCCGCCGTTGGCTTTAAGGTCTGCGCTGAAAGTTGTGCCGGTTAGATCAAGGCCATCACCAGCTGTGTAAGTGGTGTTGGTGTCGGCAGCAGAAATCTCAATGCTGCCAGCACCATTAGTGATCGTGACATTGCTGCCAGCGGTCAACGTCGCTTTGCTCAGCGTGTTGCCAGTGCTATTACCAATCAGCAACTGGCCGTTGGTGTAGCTGGTCTGGCCGGTGCCGCCGTTAGCAACTCCAATAGTGCTGCCGTTCCAGGTTCCGCTGGTGATAGTGCCAACGCTGGTCAGGCTGGAGCCTGTGACGCCAGAACCAAGAGTGCTGCCGCTCAGGACAGAGGTGCCGGCAATCTTGAACTCTTTGCCAGAAGCAAGGTCGATGTGCTCCGAGCTGGTCCAGCTGTCGGTGCTGTCGATCCAGTTGAAAGTTTTATCAGTTGCACCCTTCAGGGTGATACCGCCGCCATCGGCAGTGGCGTCAGAAGGCGAGGCAGTAGAACCGAGCTCAAGGTTCTTGTCATCCACGGAGACCGTGGTGCTGTTAATGGTCGAAACCGTGCCATTAACGGTGAGGTTGCCTCCGACCGTGACGTTGCCAGTCGTCTCCAACGTCGCAATCGTTGCGCCGCTGAAATCGAGAGTCCCGGTAAAGGTCTTATTGCCGCTGATTGTCTGCGTGCTGCTCAGCGTCGCGAAAGCGCCGGAGCCACCAATGGCAAGGATCGAAGTCGCAGTTCCACCTGCTCCGCCGGTGCCTTCGCCGTAATACAGCGTGTCGTCAACTTCGTTGAACGCAAGTTCAGCGTTGGCCAAACTTGAAGGAGCTCCGGCATCGCCAGAGGCGCGCCGCTTGATCCGAAGGGTATTGGCCATCTGGTGGGTGCCTCCTTAGCTGGAAATTAGGTCCTAGGGATCTGCCTAAGTCACTTTAGCCGGCAAACTTGACACGATTGATCCCTAAAAATTACCGCCGTCAGCAAGCGTGAGCTTTGTATTTATGTCGTCGGCCTTAAAGCGAGAGGAGCTTGAGTCGTAATACAGAATGCTGCCGTTGGTCTTGTCGCTCGTGTCCACGTCGCTTAAATCGCCGATGTTTGTGAGCGAGCTTGAGCTTGAGGAATACGGCAAGTCGTCCCATTCGGTCGACCCGTTGCCGATTTTGAATTTGCCGGTATCGGTCTCAAAGCCGAGTTCGCCCGCAGACAGCGTTGGGTTTGCGCTGGTCCACTCAGACGCCGTTCCGCGGCGGTTTTGAATCCGAATAGCCATCAGACGCCACCCCCATCGAAAGTTCCAGATGCTGTGAACTCGGTGGTCGGGCCACCGCCGTCAAGATCCTCATCCACCAAGGTAAGACTGCGGCCGTTGACTTTTGTCAGAAACAACCTGCAAATCAAACCGTCGTCGACCAGCTGGGTGCTTCGCACTGAATACATAGACCCGTCTACTTCAATGCCAGAGCCAAAAGCCAAATTTCCAAAATCTGAGGCTTTTGCCGTCAGAACGTAATCGGTAGTCAGCACCACCCCGTCAGCAATGATTTCGCTGGGCTGCTCAAGAATGCCTTTGCCCGTCGTCGAGCCTGCCGTGCAGCTCACAGCAAAGTGCGACGTATTAAAGAAAATGTCTAGGTCGCTGGACAGGTTCATGGGTCCACTCTATCGAGATTGAGCTGCATAAAAAAGCGCCCGGACCAGTTAGCCCAGGCGCCATGTCCTTCGCTTAAGCAGCTTAGGCGTACTTCTTGGCAGCCACAGCGTTGAGGCTGTAGGTGTGGGTAGAAGTGGAGGTGGTGGACACAGCCTTCACCCAACGCTTAGCGCTGGACTTAGGGAAAGCGATGTACTGCTTGGAAGCAGAGGTGCTCACCTGGGCGAAAGCAACAGTGCCAGAGGCTTGCTCGGTGCCGTCGAGTGCGAACACGGCGGTCACGTCGGTGTAGCTACCGCCTTCGGTGTCGGAAGACTGGAACTTGACGTCGAGGGTGGAAGTACCACCGTTCTCAACGTCGAGGATCACGACGATGTCGCCTTCGTAGTCGTTGAGGTCAACGGCGGTGCCGTCGAGGTTGGCGGTGCGGGCAGCCGTAGGCGCAAAGGCCAAGTGGCTGAGCTTGTCGAGAGTCTGGGAAAGAAGGGCCATGGCTCACTCCTTGGGGGTGGTGGAACGAGTGCGCTTCGGCTTTACCTCTGCCTCGGCCGGGGGCTCAGGCTTAGGTTCAGGCTTAGCAGCTTCGGGCTCTTCAGCCTTGCGGGCTTTGCCGAGTCCGATAAGCATTTGGGCGTCGGCCAGACTGACCTCGGCAAAGGAGCCCGCCGAAGCAGGCTCCCCCGAGATCATTACCGGCCGCAGGATTTCAACTCGCATGAGTTACTCCGCGGTGGTCAGATCTCACCTAGAGATCAGGTGCCCAGGC